TCAGTCCAAGGCTTTCTTTTATATTTTTTCATGGGAGTATTATATCCGAAAGCGGGTTGGTTGTCAAGAAATTTTTTTAGGGTCGCTCAAAAATTCTTCTTGACATCCTACATAAAATTCAGTATAATTCACCTAAAAGAAAGTAGAAATTTATTGGGCATTTGTAAGAAAGTTCTTGACTGTATCCTTATTTATGCGTATAATAGTTATTCTGAAATGGAGAAACCAATCCACAAGACGGAGAAATTTTATGTTAGAATATGCCGTATTTATGTTTTGCTTGATAGGGTGCGGGCTTACTAGCCATGCTCTCGGCAAACAAGAGGGTATAGAAACAACAATCGAGCACCTAGTAGACCAAGGGATGTTGGAGTTAGATGAATAAATTAGAAATAACTATAGAATATGATGGGTTGATAGCAGACCCTATCTACAAAGTAGAAGATAGAGATACTTTGTATATGCGTACACGCGACAGACGAGTCGCAGAACAGTGTTACAACGAACTTAAATTAGAATACAGTAGAGGACAAAAAAATGCCAGCTAAGTTTAAAGAATCATCAGCAAAAATTGTAAATCGCAGAAAGGTAGGTATGATTCACTACTACCTAAAGAATACTTCTACGGACGAATTGGTTGAAGCACTCCTGAAAAGCAGTACCAAACCAAAGCACAAACAGAAGTATCGTAATGAACTTGTAAAGAGAGGTTTTGACCTTGGACTTATTAATCAGTGAAAGCTATAAGAAACAACTTATAGACTTACACGAAGATAGATATTGGGGCGGAACGGGTCGTAAACACGCGGAAGACATAAGAGAGTGGGCAGCAAAGTATAAATGTAAGACTGCCCTTGACTACGGAAGTAGTAATCACAGAGATTGTCTAAAAAGACACTTTCATTATAAGTACCCAGGAGAGTTGTTATTCTACGAATATGACCCTGCGGTAGAAAGTAAAAGCGGTTTACCAGATCCTCAAGATATAATAGTCTGCACAGATGTGTTAGAACATATCGAACCAGAATTATTAGACAACGTACTTGGGCATATGAGAGATTGTATGCTCAAGTGCGGCTATTTTGTTATAAGCACTATAGCCGCAGTATCAATACTAGAAGATGGTCGTAATGCTCATCTTATAATAGAAGATAAAGATTGGTGGAAAGCCAAGCTAACAGAGTACTTCAGTGTCGAATCAATGACATGGACACGGAATGAAGTGCGAGCAAGAGTACAATTGCATGGATAAAATAATAATATATGGAAAAGACGCTTGTGTCTATTGCGACATGGCTATTTCCCTTGCAGAGAAGAAAGGAATGTATATTTCAGTAAAGAAACTAGACAAAAACTTTACTGTCGAGGAGTTTACTTCTCTATTTCCTTTTGCAAAAACTGTTCCCCAGATTGTTTTGAATGGGAAACACATAGGTGGATACCAAGACCTTAAAGACTTGGTATAGGTAAATTAGGCTCACCTTGGAGTAGCCTATAGAAGGGCTATTGCCCAAGTTCTATGGAGAACAAAGTGAGAAAAAGAGACGAGGCCGCTTGCTACTTTTGTGCAGTGGTTACGACAATTAGTTGTTTAGCCTTGCCGTTTATAACAATATACGCCAGTGCAAGTATGTAATACTAAGGAGTAGAACATGAATAGAGAACAAGTACAGAAACAATTAGCAGTAGATGAAGGAATAGTACACGAGATATACCTTGACCATTTAGGCTACGCTACCTTTGGTATCGGGCATTTAATTACGGATAACGATCCAGAGCAAGGACTTCCTGTTGGAACACCTGTTAGCGAAGAGAGGGTCACAGAAGCCTTCCAAGCTGACCTTGACATTGCTATTGGAGAGTGCAAAGTTCTCTTTGATATGTGGGAAACTTATCCAGGGGAAGTCCAAGAGATACTCGTCAATATGATGTTTAATCTTGGTCGACCCCGACTTAGTAAGTTCAAAAACTTCAAGAAAGCTGTTGATGCAGGAGACTGGAAAACAGCAGGGGTTGAAGGCAGAGATTCACTATGGCACAGACAAGTAGGGAATCGAGCAGAAAGACTTATGGTTAGAATGGAAAATGTCTAAACTATTAATGGGAATCATAGCAGCGATGGGTAGTGCAGGTTTTCTGTACTACCAGTTTGCTGTTGTGCCTATGAAAAATAAATTAGAAGAACAGACAGCAGTGATCATTGCCCAAGACCTGCGAGATCAAGAGCAGAAGGCTACAATTGCCGCAATCACACTGAATGCAGAGAAGACAGCAGCAGCAAATGCTCAGATGCAAGAACAGAATCAGCAGTATGAAGCTGAGATGTCTGAATACCTAGATATTTTTCGTAGACACAACCTTGCAAAGATAGCCAGTGCAAGACCTGGGCAGATAGAAGCTCAGGCAAACCAGAGAACAAAGGAGGTATTTGATGCGATTGAAAACGTCAGTAAGTCTATTAGCAATCCTAACCCTTAGTGGTTGTAGTTTGCTACAGGTGCCTCCAAGACAGGTGGAAGTTATAAGTAAGCCCGTGCAAATAGATATTGTACAGCCAGTTATGCCTCGACCTTTAAACCTCAAAGAACCCAAGTGGTACGTAGTTTCGGATAGAAAAATACCGAAAGAAGAGCGTACGTACATGGATAAGTTCGAGGCAGATATTAAAAAGAAGCATGGGGGAGACCTCGTGTTTGTCGCAATGACAGTTGCAGATTATGAGTTAATGGCTTATAATACGCAAGAAATCAAAAGATACATCAGCCAATTGGGCGAAGTAATTGTATATTACAGAGAGGTGACTACAAATGAAAAAGAGGAATCCAGTAGCGAAGTTCCAGCGAAAGTACAATAAAGCTAAAGTATTTAAAGATCGTAAGCGCGAAGCAAAGAAGAAGGGCGAACTACACACGTACAAGGATGAAGAGTGAGAATATTTGTAGGACATGACTCCAGACAACCAGAGAACACAGCAGTCTGTGTTAAGTCCATAGAAAGATTTGGACACAAAGTAACTCTCTTAGATAGAGCAGATCTTGAGCGAGATCACGGGTATCATAGGGCTAATGAAGATGGCTCTACTGAGTTTACATATACTCGTTTCTTAGTTCCTTATTTGTGCGGTTACAAAGGTAAAGCAATGTTCTGTGATAGTGACTTTGTGTGGCGGAGAGACCCTGGCATGCTAGATAATATGGTGGGAGATTCAGCGGTTACAGTAGTAAAGCATCTAGTAAAGCAAGTAAGAGAAGATCATAAGTTTTTACAAAACAAGAACGAATGGTATCCTCGAAAGTGGTGGAGTTCTATGATGGTCTTTAACTGCGACCACGAAGAGTGTTCTAGTCTTACAGTAGATGCAGTAAACAAACAAACTCCTCAATGGCTACATAGATTTGAATGGGCTAGTGAGATAGGTAGGCTCGATGAGTCTTATAATTATTTAGTAGGCTACTACAACTTCATGAAAGACCCTGTAGCAGTACACTTTACAGATGGGACACCGATCTATACAGATTATGCCCATGATGAGTTCGCGGAGGACTACAATGACCTTAGATGATATGAAGGATTATGTACGAGGAAAAGATATTATTCTCGTAGGAAATAGCTTGGATGCGTTAGAGTATGAGAATGGTGACTACATTGATGGGTTTGATATTACAGTACGCTTCGGTAAAGGACTACCAGAGCCAGTAACATTTGATCGTATTGGTACAAATACTCATATCTGGGTAACAGGTCAGTTGCGAATGAATACAATTAAAGAAGTACTAAAAATAACAAAAATACTTTTTAACGAAAGTCTTTATAATCCCGAGTTTGGAAGACCTGCAGCAGACCATTGTAGTATGTATTCCAAAGAAACCATAACAGAGATTGCAAACAAATATAATATAGAACAAGGCAAAAGACTCTCTGCGGGTGCGATAACAGCCTACTGGTTTGCGAATGTTTGTGATACTTGGAATAGTATGACACTTATAAATTTTGATGCCTTCACAACAGTTACAAACTTCCATGCTTCTATTTCTGATTCTGAACAGTTTACAGGAAGCTGGCACTTACCAATGCTACGCCCCGATGTTATACCCGAAGATTATAATGTACAACAAGGCAGCTTAGCCCACGACTCCAGAGCAGAAATAGCAATCTATAGAGACATACTTAAAAAACAAGGCACATATTGGAAAGGTGGTAGTCTCAATCCTAACCCTGAGTTCACTCTAAGGACTAATGCTCTAGTTAAGTTCTCGCCTGGTAGATCTAAAGTAATCGAAGAATAATTCTTGACAGCCTTTCCCAAATCTAGTATAATATCATTTCTATTTTACGGAGAGTACCATGAATTTATTTTATCTTGACGATGATCTCGACAAGTGTGCAGAGTATCACGTAGACAAACATATTGTAAAGATGCCTCTCGAGGTTGCTCAGTTGCTGTGTACAGCTATCTGGGTAGACGAACATCTAGGGTTTGTACCGCGTGCTCTTAACAAAGAAGAGCGTGATCATCTCAACGCTCTCAAGAAAGAAATCAAACATCTTCCTATGGAAGAACGACCACTAACCCCGTATCTACCGATGATGTACAATCACCCTTGCACTATTTGGGTACGCTCATCGCTAGACAATTTTGAATGGACACACTGTTATGGTAACGCTCTTAATGACGAATATCATTATCGCTATGCGAAACAACACAAGTCGATTGTGGAAGTGGTTAACAAGCTACCAGAGCCACGGAATCTACCAAGACTCGGATTCACAGAGTTCGGACTAGCAATGCCTGATGAGCTTAAAGACTACGACAATCCTATACAATCTTACAGGGACTACTATCACCTCGATAAAGCCACCTTTGCCGTGTGGTCGCATCGGTCAAAACCTGACTGGTGGAACGAGGACTATGCAGACTACGACAAAAGGATCACAGCAAAATGAGCCACGTAAAACTTATATCGACATCTTCGCCTAATATCTTATATGATATTGCGTATATGGCTAGAGTATCTAACCCTAGCAATCAGAATAATACAGAGACAAATGAGAAACTGATTCGGTACCTCATTAAACACAAACACTGGTCTCCTTTTGAGATGGCGAGTGTTGCAATCGAGATCAATACGACTCGAGACATTGCACACCAGATAGTACGACATCGAAGTTTTGCTTTTCAAGAGTTTAGCCAAAGATACGCTAACCCAGACGAGCAGGGCTATCCCTATGTGGTAAGAGAAACCAGACTACAAGATGCTAAGAATCGTCAGAACAGTATTGATACTGACGATGAATTACTACACCACCACTGGGTAGCACAACAGCAGAAAGTAATTGAATCAGCAAGTGCAGCTTATAACTGGGCACTCGAGAATGGTATAGCCAAAGAACAGGCTCGTGCTGTACTTCCAGAAGGTCTGACAAAGACTCGTTTGTATATGCAGGGCACAATACGTTCTTGGATTCACTACATTGATGTACGAACTACACCAGGTACACAGAAAGAACATATGGAAATTGCAAAGCAGTGTGCATATGTAATCGAACCTTTCTTCCCTATGATACAGGAGTTTGTGCATGACTGAGGGCAGAAAGTTTGATAGTGAGAAACCTAAGATGCACCTTCTGCCTCCCAATGCTACACTTGAAGTAGCAAAAGTATTGACTTTCGGAGCGCAGAAGTATGACGAAGAAAACTGGCGTAAGTTAGAGAATGCACAGAAGCGTTACACAAGCGGTGCACTACGGCACATATTCGCCCACATGGGTGGCGAGCTACAAGACCCAGAAACAAATTATTCACATCTAGCACACGCTATTTGTTGCTTGATGTTTAAACTAGAATTGGAGTTAGAGAATGGCGAGAACAACAGTAAAGAAAAAGAGTTACGAGAACTTATCGAATCAAAACATCGAGAAGGTGATAGCACTTCTAAACCCAAGTTCTTCGGAGAAACCTATAACCAAAAAGGAAGCCTGTGATATTCTAAACATAGCCTACAATACTACTAGGCTAAACAAGATTATCGAGGATTATGAGGACAGAAAAGCATATGTCAAGAAAAGAAAACAGTCTCTGCGGGGTCGTCCAGCGTCACGCGAAGAAATCGCTGAAGCGTGCGAAAGCTACCTCACAGGAGATACTATCTCAGATATCAGCAAGTCCCTCTTCAGAAGTCCATCCTTTGTACGGGCTATTCTTGAAAGAGTTGGAGTCCCACAAAGACCGTCAGGAAAAGACGAAAGACTAACGGCTCACTACTATCCAGACGAGTGTATGTCTGATGATTTTGCAGAAGGTGAGATTGCTTGGTCTGCTACTTATCACGCGGCAGTAGAAGTGAAGAACAGACTCACCCCCGAGTTTCTAGCAAGCAAGAAAGGTATGACTCCTTTTGACTATGAGAAGAAGTATGGCTGTCCTGCGTACTCTATCTATGTTCGTCAGAAGGTAGATAGTGAAGACACTTTCTTTTCAAACGTAGTCGCAGGAGGGTTCTCAGCATATGCTCCTGCCTATGAGCTATGTAAGCTCGAACATTTACGAGATTACGGAGTAAGAATCGAGAGGTTGTAAAAAATACTTCTTGACAAGATGGTTAAAATCCGCGTATAATATCATTTCAAATTTAGGAGAATACCATTGGGCGACCGATTCTATACTCAACAACTTAAAGCACTGGGCGACTGCCCAGGAAACAAAAACCCTAACAAGAGGACACGAAAAGTGGCTTGGGACGACGATAAAAAAGCACAAGCAGTATCAATGTACGAAGAAGCAGAACCAACTCCAGAGACCAGTATGGAGATTGTGAAAGATATTGCAGAAGAACTAGACGAATCACCTAACGGTGTTCGTATGATCTTAACAAAAGCTGGCGTTTATGTTAAGAAAACACCTGCCGCTAAATCTAGCGGTGGCACTACAGGAGGTGGTACTCGTGTATCTAAAGCAGCAGCTGCAGAAGCACTCATTGCCGCGCTCGGAGATGCAGGTCAAGAAGTAGATGAAGAAATCATTGCTAAACTGACTGGTAAAGCATCTCAGTATTTCACTAAGGTAATTCAAGCAATTAACGAAGGTTAAATACTAACCCTGCTAGTTTCGGCTAGCGGGGTATTCTTGTATCTAGCAAAAGCACCTCGCAGTAAGTAGATTCGCAATAAAGATTGCTGAATTACTACCAAGGAGCTAAAGTGAAAAAGCAAGAACTGGCACGTTTAGTGCACGACTATGGGGATGCCGTTATTACTTATCGTAGCGAACACTCCAAAAAGCTAAAGTACAATGTTTGTACATTAGACTTCACAACTCCCTATATTCAGAAAAAGAAGAATAGAGCCAAGGAAACTGACGACACTCTTCTTTTCTTCTGCTGGGATACCGACTCATACCGATTACTACGACCTGCCAACGTGTCTAGTGTAGTTCCACTGTCTTCCATTCTTAAGAATGAAGGCAGGAGATAATGGATTTACATCAAGCTCCTGAAGCATACTCTCGTGTTATACATTATGACAAAGTAAAAGAAGTACAGATAAGACTCACAATCAATACGTTCAGGGATGTAGAGTATATGCACTTGCGTAAATACTACATGGACTTTGATGAAGAGTGGAAACCAACACCAGAAGGAGTAGCAATGCCCTTAGATCTTTCTAACTCAAGAGAGATGTTTGCAGGTCTAATAGAGATACTATCTCTAGCAGAGTCTAAAAGTTTAATCGAAGAACATTTTTCAGATCTAATTCAGGATCTCTATAAATAGTTCTTGACAAACTTGCTTAAGTTCCGTATAATATACTTTCTTATTTAGGAGAATACCATGCAGAACTTTTTAGACAGAATGAGTCAGTTGTACTATGAAGGTACTCCCGCTATCTCTGATGCGGAGTTCGACCTTCTAGCAGATAAGCACAACTATACTAAAGTGGGTTACACTGTTACGGATGCTGTGAAGCACGCGTACCAAATGTACTCTCTTCAGAAGTGCTTTGACATCAACGATGCTCCTCTGCCTGTGGAAGAATGTATTGCTACCCCTAAATTGGATGGTGCAGCAGTGTCTTTATTGTACTGTGACGGCAATCTTGTACTCGCTCTCACTCGCGGAGATGGTTTACAAGGTCGTGACATTACCGACAAGATGCGTCAGTTAGTTCCTACTGAGATCAACGATACTGGTCTTATACAGGTTACTGGCGAAGTTGTTGCTCCAAGTAGTGTACCTAACTCTCGTAACTTCGCTTCGGGGTCGCTTGGTCTTAATGATCTTGCTGAGTTCAAAACTCGCCCCTTAGTGTTTGTAGCATACGATGCAACACCACATCAAGCCTCTAACTATGCTTGCTCTCTTGAGATCTTGCATAAAATGGGTCTAAACGTGGTTACTCGCTTTAAAGCAGACGCTTATCCCCAGGATGGCATTGTTTATCGTATGAAGTCAAACATGAAGTACGATGCGTTAGGTCACACTTCTAAACACCCACGAGGTGCCTTTGCTCTCAAAGAGCAGGTTGCTGGAGTGGAGACCACGCTGTTAGATGTAGTATGGCAGTTGGGTAAGAGTGGAGTTGTTAGTCCAGTGGCTATTCTCGACCCTGTGGTCGTGGGAGAAGCTACAGTATCGAGAGCAACTCTGCACAATATTGAGTACATACGCGACCTTGATCTGGAGATAGGTTGTAAGGTAGAGGTTATCCGCTCTGGCGAGATCATACCTCGGATTGTCAGGAGGTTAGATTGATTGCTACCTGCAAAAAAATAATTCTTGACAGAAACCTTAAAAGTGCGTATAATACTATTTCAATTTCAGAGGAATCCAGATGACCATTATCGAAGCCCCAACAAACTGCCCTAGCTGTAGTTCGGTTTTAGAGAATGTGAATCATCTTCTGTATTGTAGAAACCCACTCTGTGGGGAGAAAACTCTGAAGCTCATCGAGCACTTTGCCAAGACATTGAAGATCAAAGGTCTTGGGCCTGCATCAGTACGTAAGCTAGATGTTGTTTCTCTTGAGGAACTATACAATCTTACTTTTGATGACATTGCCCACGCTCTTTCTTCTGAGCGTCTTGCCGTCAAGTTAGTAGATGAGTTACAGAGATCTCGAACTGCACCTCTCAATGTGTTGTTACCTGCTTTTAGCATACCCTTAATTGGTAAATCAGCATCGGAAAAGCTGTCAAAAGTCTGCATCGACATCGAAGACATAGACTATGATACTTGCCGCCAAGCTGGTCTAGGCGAGAAGGCTACAGCTAATATGTGTAAGTGGATGGATGAAGAGTTTTATCTAGTATCCTTATTACCGTTTAGCTTCAAGTTTGAGAGAACACAGACAACAAACATAACCCACGGCACGGTTTGTATTAGTGGTAAACTTACCAGTTACAAAACGAAAGCCGAGGCTCATAACAAACTACAAGAGCTTGGTTATGCAGTCAAGACGAGCTTGACTAAGGATGTCACCATCCTAGTAAACGAAAGCGGAATTGAATCTGCTAAAACTAAGAAAGCCAGAGATGCTGGCGTTCAAATCATAACTAACCTTTTAGATTTTATTGGAGAATAATATCATGGCACTACCCAAGTGGACTGACGAGCGTACTTCCGCTCTAACTGATTTTGTAGGTGATGAATCACCTGTATCCCAAGCAACTGTTGCAGAAGCAGCAGATCAGCTTGAAACCTCTACTCGTTCTATCTCTAGCAAATTGCGCAAGATGGGCTATGACGTAGAGCTGGCTTCTGCCAGTGCTTCACGCGCATTTACCGATGCTCAAGAAGCTACCCTTGCAGCTTTTGTTTCTGACAACAGCGGCACTTACACTTATGCTGAAATCGCTTCTCACTTTGAAGATGGCGCTTTCTCAGCTAAGTCAATCCAGGGCAAGATTTTGTCTATGGAATTAACTGGACACGTTAAGCCTGCTCCTAAAGTTGAAGCTGTACGCACGTACTCTGAAGCTGAAGAAGCTACTTTCGTTCAGATGGTTAACGATGGCGCTTTCGTAGAAGCTATCGCTGACGCTCTTGATCGTTCAGTAAACTCTGTACGTGGTAAAGCTCTTAGCTTGCTTCGTTCAGGCGACATTGACGCTATCCCTAAGCAAGAAGTTACTAAAGGTTCCTCTAAGGAAGATCCTTTGGCTGACATCGCTGACATTGGTAGCCAGACTGTCGAAGCTATCGCAGAGCAAATTGGTAAGACCGCCCGAGGCGTTAAGACTATGCTCACTCGTCGTGGCCTTTCAGCCGCTGACTATGATGGCGCTTCTAAGAAAGAAAAAGCTTCAGCTTAATCCTTCTTAGTACCACTCAAGGGTAGACTCTTCGGGGTCTGCCCTACATTTTAGATTTGAAATCGGGAGACTTTCAAAATTGAACATCGCTAGTGCGCTCATAAAGCAAGTGCTTGAGCTTCAGGACTTTCAGACCTGGAGTGTTGCGCACAAGCATTACTTTGCAACAGAATATCATAGTCTGCATAAGATTATTGATAAGCATTGCGAAGAGTTTCATAAAGTCCCTACGATTGAAGATCTAAAGTTTGAGATTCGTGATTCAGCTACTCGAGAGAAACTCTACGCAGTAGAAGCAGTCGAGGTCGATGCAGACCCTCAGATGCTTCTCGAGTATCTGAAGAACGAATACACTCAGAAAGAAATTCTGGACTCGCTAGAAGATTATGTTGAGAACTCCGTTGCATTTGAGAATGCTCAGGAGTCCGTCAACCACTTACATCAGATCGTCCTAGACGTTGAAGATAAAGTAGATCTTGAAGACCCGCAGGAAAGTATGCAACGTATTGAACTGTTCGAGCCAGAAGAAGATTTAGCCAAGTACATGAAACTCGGTCTTAACGAGGAGTACGACTACGAAATACAGTTCTCACCTAGAGATCTTGTTATGGTTGGTGGTCGACGCGGTGCTGGTAAATCTGTTATCTGTGCAAACATTGCTAACGCAGTGTATGCCTCTGGTAAATCGGCTATGTATTTCACTATTGAAATGGATAGCCGGTCTATCCTTCAAAGATGTTGTTCCATCGCTACCGAAGTTCCCTTTGCTCGTTTACGTACTCAAAACTTGAGTGTTGCCGAGTGGGAGAAAGTAGCAGGTTGGTGGGCAGCACGTTATGTTGATGGACAAGACCGCTTGAAGGAGTATAGACAACATCGTGACTTCAATAAGTTGCACACAGCACTTAAAAACAACTGCGAGCTTCTCCCGACTCAGCAGTTGGATGTAGTGTATGACCCTGCACTTACTCTCTCCAAGATTCGCGCAGAGCTTGACAAAAAAGTCAGACCTCTGAATGTTGGTGTCATTATTGTTGACTATATTAATCAGGTAAAGCGGTCGAGTCTACCATCTCGTGGTGGACAGTACGACTGGACAGAACAAATTGAAGTGAGTAAGGCTTTGAAGTCTATGGCTCAGGAGTATGACTGCACAGTATTTTCCCCTTATCAAACGGATGCTAGTGGTGAAGCTAGATTCGCTAAAGGTATTCTCGATGCGGCAGATGCCGCCTATACGCTAGAAACGTGGGATCACGAAGATGAATGTATTACATTTAACTGTGTGAAAATGCGTAGTGCTTCAATGAAATCATTTACCTCTCAAGTAGACTGGGATAGCCTCAAGATTGGCCCTGAAACTGCTATGACTCCAAAAGAGAAAGATGATTCCTCGCACAAAACTGGCGAATCCATTGATGATATCTAAAAATATTTCTTGACATTTTATCTTCTTTTGCGTATAATATACGGATACTTAAAAGGAGATAAAGCATATGGCACTTACATTCGGCAGTCTACGACATACACCCTCTGGCAGGAAGCGCAAGCCTTTGCCCAAAGCAAAGAAGCGTGTTACTGAGTGGAAAGCATACGAAGCCCCAAAGACTTATCGCAGAGAGACCCCAGAGTACCCATCTTTTGAGGATAAAGGTCACTGCACAGATCTAGTAGAAAAGCCACAGTTAGATAGTAAGTATACGATTGCACCTGCCTATAACAAAGGTGCATACCAAGTAATCAGTACAGAAAACATTAAGGACATCGGTAGGTGACAGTAGAAGAACTATTAACATCAAGAGATGTTTATTTTATACCCAAAGGCGCAGACGCTATCGTTAGCTGTCTTAACCCTGAGCACGCAGATAGAAATCCTAGTATGCGTATCGACAAGATCACTGGTATCTTTCAGTGCTTTTCCTGTGGGTATAAAGGAAACATTTTTACACACTTTGGTGAAAAGGCAAACCAATTACAACTAAGACGAGAATTACTAAAAAAGACAATTAGAGAGAAAAGGTCTGAGTCGGTTGGTTTGTCCTTTCCAAAGAATATTACCCCCTATCTGGGCAACTGGAGAGAAATTAAACCTGAAACATACAAGAGGTTTGAAGCTTTCCAGCATCATGACCCTGACCACATTGGTCGGATTGTATTTCCAGTACGAGATATATCTGGTCGTATTGTAGCCTTCAATGGTCGCCATACGACAGGTGGTACACCTAAGTACATGATCTCGCCTGCGGGTGCAAAGATGCCTCTATACCCTGTAGTAGAGCCTATAAAAGGTTCTGTTATACTTGTAGAAGGTATCTATGATATGGTCAATCTGCATGATAAAGGACTAGACAATGCAGTATGCTGTTTTGGAACAAAGAATATAAATGAAGATAAGTTACGTATGCTTTCGATACAAGGTGTAGAAGAAGTAGTAGTTTTCTTTGATGGAGATGACGCAGGACAGTCTGCGGCAAAAGAAGTAAAGGACATGGCAGAGCGAGTAGGCTTAGCCAGTAGAAACGTAGCACTCAAGGACACAGACCCAGGTGCATTACCCCTGAAATCAGTACAAACACTAAAGAGTAAATTATATGCCTAAAGTTGCATTAGTAGAAACTAAACCAAGTAGAACAAATTTTAAGAAAGAATTCGATGATGAGTTTGAGTTTGACCAGTATCAACTCTGTTCAGACCCAGGCATCAAAAAAGTACTTAAACGAGACTGCGACATCGAGATAGATGTAGACGCTTACGACTGGCTTATTCTAGTCGGTAGTGACGCACTCAAGTACTTTACCTCTGTGAATTCGGTCACAGAGTATTCTGGCAAGAAAGTCGAAGAGAAGTTCCTGCCTGTCATTAACCCTGCCATGCTCGCATTCAAGCCCGAAGCACAGCGCACATGGGACGACTCTAAGCAGAGTATTGTAGAGTACATTAACGGCAATAAACAAGATACCGTAATTACTGAGTACAATGCTTGGGGTATACAAGATACAGAGGAAGCCAATGCTTTTATACGTGCTGCTATTGACGCCCCTCTTCCTTACGTTGCTCTTGACTCGGAGACAACCGGACTTTATCCACGTGACGGCCATATGCTTGGCATTAGTCTTAGTTATGAAGCTGATAGGGGTGCATACATAGATACAGAATGCTTTGACGAAGAGACAGAGCGTTTATTACAAGAGTTATTCGACAAGAAAACAGTAGTATTTCACAATGCCAAGTTCGATATGGCGTTCTTCGAGTACCACTTTAACTTCAAATTCCCTAGCTTTGAAGATACAATGCTTCTACACTACTTGATTGACGAGAACCCCGGTACTCACGGTCTAAAGCAGTTGTCTATGAAGTACACTAAGTATGGGGACTATGAGAAGCCAATGTACGAGTGGATTGATAACTATCGTAAGCAACATGGTATTCTCAAAAACGACTTCAACTGGGGTGATATTCCTTTTGACGTTATGAAACTGTACGCTGGTATGGATGCTGCTTGTACTTTCCTTCTCTACGAGAAGTTTGTAAAGATTAAGCAGAACAAACGCCTAGCCAAAGTGTATGATAACATACTAATTCCTGGTTGCCGTTTTCTGACGGACATCCAAGACAATGGCGTACCGTTTGATAAGCAGCGTCTGCTGAAGTCTCAATCTCTCATGCAAGACGAGATTGACGAAGCAGTAGCGGAGCTATACAAGCATCCCGCCATCAGTAAATTTGAGAAAATTAATGGAAAAGATTTTAATCCTAACAGTACTGTTCAGCTTCGTAGTTTACTATTTGATTTCATCGGCCTTACTCCTACTGGAAAAAAGACTGGAACGGGCGCGAATTCAACAGATGCGGAAGTTCTTCAAGAGTTGGCGGAGCAATCCGAAGTCCCCGGACTTATCCTTGCTATCCGACAAAAGTCTAAAATTAAAAATACTTATCTGGACAAAATCTTTCCGCAGTTGGACAGAGATAGTCGCTTACGGACAGGTTTTAACCTTCACGGCACAACTAGTGGGCGGCTCAGCTCTAGTGGTAAGCTTAATATGCAGCAATTACCCCGAGACAATCCCATTGTTAAAGGATGTATTAAAGCAGCTCCTGGACATAAAATTGTAGCAATGGATTTGACCACAGCAGAGGTATATGTAGCTGCTGTACTCGCAAAGGACAAAGCACTTATGGATGTTTTTAAGTCTGGAGGCAACTTCCACAGTGCTATTGCACACAAAGTATTTAAGCTACCCTGTGAAGTAAGTGAAGTAGCAGAATTATACAGTATGCAACGTCAGGCGGCTAAAGCCGTAACCTTCGGTATCATGTACGGTGCAGGAGCAAACAAGATTAGTGAGCAAGTCACAAAAGACAGTGGTAAACCTTTCACTAGAAACGAAGCTCAAGAAGTAATTGATGATTACTTTAAAGAGTTCCATAAGTTAAAATCATGGATTGAAGAGAATCAAAAGTTCATTCAACAGAATGGTTTCATTTACAGCTTCTTCGGAAGAAAAAGGAGATTACCAAATGTCGCATCGACAGACAAAGGCATCCAGAGCCATAGCGTTAGGTCTGGTCTTAACTTTCTGGTGCAGTCTGCTGCTAGTGATATTAACCTTCTCGGGGCAATAGACATGAATGAATGGATCAAAGCAAACGGTAAGAAGGCTCGTATCTTCGCACTAGTACACGATTCCATTCTAGCAGAAGTACCAGAGGATGAAGTCGAGGAATACATGGAAAAACTAGCAAACTACATACAAATGGACAGAGGTATCTCTATACCTGGTGCTCCAGTAGGTTGTGACTTTGAGATTGTTCACGAAGATTACTCAGGCGGAAAGTTCGAGAAAAAATATGGTGATTACATATCGTAGTATACGCTCTACTATAGAATACCCTGTATTTTTATTACCTTCAGGAAATTGGGAGTTGCATGATGGACTCCTTTTTCTTGAAGATAAGATAGTAGATGATAGAAATAAAGAAGGCAGAACTCTTGGAGCCAGGCGTATGCAAACACCTCACAAGAACGTTCTTCCTCTAAAAAAGATGATTACTTCGTACAACGGAGTACTAAAACAAGGTACTAAGTACTTTATAGATAACGTAGGGAAACCTTTTGTGTACGAAAAAACACGCTTTGCACAACTAAAGTACTTGAGAATTAAAAGAGTGGAGAAGAAAGACGTAGCTTCACTTGTATGGGTACAAGGACATAACACTCCTTTTACCGTTCCACGCCCTCCTGAAGATGGAATGCTTTGGGCAGGGGTTTTGCACTTACATGGATTACCGTGGGTGCTGTATGAGTACTCGGAAACGAAACTCAAAGATACCAGAAAGAAAGTATAATATGGGAAAACGAAGAAAAACTCTTGCAGGAGTCAACTTTGAACTGCAAGAAATAGAACCTTTAACACGTAACCAGCTAAAAGCATTTGAATCTAACAAACACCTTGTTCTGCATGGACTTGCAGGTACAGGTAAGACGTTTATATCCTCGTACCTAGCATACGATGATATGGCAAAAGGAGCCTTTCAAAAGCTAGTAATTATACGAAGTGCTGTACCTACAAGAGACATTGGATTCTTGCCCGGTACAGAGAAGGAGAAAGCCTCTGTTTATGAAGAGCCTTATAAAGATATTGCTAATGATCTGTTCGGTAGAGGCGATGCCTACGAAATACTGAAACAGAAAAACTTAGTAGAGTTTATGACTACTTCATTTATACGAGGGATTACACTCAGAGATGCAGTTATTCTTATTGATGAGTGTCAAAATATGTCTTTTCATGAGCTAGATTCTATTATCACTCGTATGGGTGAGAACTGTAGAATTATATTTTGTGGAGACTTTAGACAGGCAGATCTTAGGGCAAACGGCCTTAAAGACTTCTTCCAAGTTCTAAAACG